TCTGCAGGCTGGTATTGCCGCGTTGACCAGGAAACTGGTGAACTACTTGACCCTAAAGTACGAGAAGCCCAGACGGTGGAAGAAGATTTTTGGAAGCCAATCTTCGCCGAAACAAACTTTGCCGAATACTTAACTGATTGCTATAAGATTGGTGGTAGGTCTCACGTTGAAATTGAAGATGAAGTAGCATGATAGAAGGTACCGATTACGAACTTGTAATTGTAGATGATGACGATAATGCATGGGCATGTCGTATACTCACGGGCAGTTTTAACGAGACAGTAATTAAGTTTGGTGCTATTGCTATCAATGAAGACGATAATCTTAATTTTAATTTTTATATCGTTGAAACACCTGATGAGTACCTAACTGTTGATAATGGAGAACTCCAAGAAACTGCGGCTGAACTTTTGATGGCCATATTTGACACGTGTGTTGAAGAGGGTAGCGCAAAGTTTACTGATAGAAAAACTGGAGAAGAATTGAAAGCTGAGGACGTATTTGTTACAGAGTAATATTGAACAAACAATCTTAAGAAATCTACTAACTAACGAACGGTATATGCGCAAGGTGCTGCCGTTTATTAAACCAGACTATTTTCAAGGTGTATACAAGACTTTATTTAAGGAAGCTGGCAAATACGTTGCCAAATATAATAAGCTTCCTTCAAGTGAATCTATGGCTATTGAACTTCAAGAGACTAATATGTCTGCAGAACAGTTTCAAATGGCCATTGATATTGTCCCTCAACTCTTTTCAACCGAAAAGATTGATGAACAATGGTTGCTTGATAGTACTGAAAAGTGGTGTCAGGATCGAGCAATCTATAACTCTATCATGGAATCCATCAGCATTATTGATGGCAAACATGAAACTCTCACTAAAAACGCGCTACCAGAGCTCTTGCAAAAGGCTCTGGGAGTTGCGTTCGATACAAACGTTGGTCACGATTATATTGGCCAAGCAGAAGAACGTTATGACTTTTATAAGAAAGAAGAAGACCGTATTCCGTTCGATCTGGAATACTTTAATCGGATTACTAAAGGTGGTATTCCTAATAAAACTCTCAATATTGCTCTTGCTGGTACTGGGGTGGGTAAGTCTTTATTTATGTGTCACGTGGCTAGCGCAGCTCTTGTAGAAGGTCGCAATGTTCTATACATTACTATGGAAATGGCCGAGGAAAGAATCGCTGAACGTATCGATGCTAACTTATTGAACGTACCTATCGACCAACTTGAAAACATGCCAAAGGATATGTTCACCGAGAAAGTAAAGAATCTTGCTCGTAAGACAACGGGTAACTTAATCGTAAAAGAATATCCAACTGGTTCAGCGCACTCTGGCCACTTTAGAGCTCTATTGAATGAACTGAAACTCAAGAAACAATTTGAACCAGATATTATCTTTGTCGATTATCTTAATATCTGTGCTTCATCAAGAATGAAAGGAATGGGAGGATCGATCAATTCATACACTTACATTAAAGCAATTGCTGAAGAACTACGTGGCCTTGCGGTCGAGTTCGACGTACCGGTCTTCTCTGCAACGCAAACGACTCGTTCTGGTTATAGTAACTCGGATGTTGGGCTTGAAGATACGTCCGAGTCTTTTGGATTACCCGCTACGGCCGATTTAATGTTTGCTTTGATCTCAACTGAAGAACTCGATAAAGAGGGTCAGATGATGGTCAAACAATTGAAGAATCGTTATAATGACCCAACCCTACACAAGAGGTTTGTGATTGGTATTGATCGAGCTAAGATGCGTTTACATGATGTAGAAGAAACTCAACAAACATTAGTTGATGATACTCCAGTTTTCGACAGTTCAAAAGCAGGTGAAAAGATTGCTAATGAAAAGTTTGGAGACTTTAAGTTATGAGGAACAAAGAAGAAACATTAGTAATACTAATGGAAGAGTGTAGTGAAGTTATTAAGGAAGCAAGTAAGATACTCAGGTTCGGTGGTGAAACAGATAAACTATGTGAAGAACTTGGCGATATATTGTGTATGGTAGAACTTACTGCTAAGAATTTAGACATACCATACGAGGACATTGAAGACGGATACTACCACAAGTATAATAAGCTTCATGAATGGAGTAACATAACATGAAAGTATGGGTTGAAGACATTGGCGGTGAAGTTGTAAAAGATAACGAAACTTATTTGCTTAAGGACAATAAACTTTTAAATAATCTTGTACTAAGTACTACTGATCTTAAACCAAATAAAAGCACTCGTGGGCATCAACACGCTGGCCAAGAAGAAGTCTACTATTTTGTAAAAGGTGGTGGTACTATGGAATTAAACGAAACTAACTTTCTTGTAAAACCAGGCGATGTCGTTTTGATTGAAGATAACGTATTTCATCGGGTACATGCTGGTGAACATGGATGTTACTTCATGTGTGTATTCGACGGAAGGAGAAACCATTGAGTGTAAGACTTATCAGTTATTCAAAACCACCGGAGGAACTTTATGTCGGTAACGATGTCCAAGAGCTCGTATCATATACGGCCCGTGTTTCGAATCCCTCGAACCAAGATAACACCGAAACCTCGGAAAAACTATTACGATACCTCATTAGAGAAAAACACTGGTCGCCATTTGAAATGGTTAGCGCTTGCTTAGAAGTTACCACGACTCGTGATATTGCTAGGCAACTACTAAGACATAGATCATTTTCTTTTCAAGAGTTTTCTCAAAGATACGCTGATCCAACTCAGGATCTTAATTTTGTAATTAGAGAAGCCCGTTTGCAGGACACTAAGAATAGACAAAACTCAATTGAAACAGATGACTCAGAGTTGCAACTCTTATGGGATGAACAACAAGAGATTGTAGCCAGAGCGTCTAAACAAGCTTATAACTGGGCGGTACTGAATGGTATAGCCAAAGAACAAGCACGGGCGGTATTACCAGAAGGTATTATGGAATCTCGGTTATATGTAAACGGTACGATGCGATCTTGGATTCACTATATTGATTTACGTTCAGGTCATGGTACACAGAAGGAACATATTGAGTTAGCCAGACAGTGTGCTGATGCTTTAGAACCGATCTTCCCTATGATAAAAGAATTTGTGCGTGACTAGAACAATCTATACAGAGAACAACGAAAGGTTTAATCGTTACGACGAATTTCCACAAAAAAAATATGATGTAGTGTATGCACCAGCATCAGGATCAATATCAGAATTCTTATGGAAAAAATTTGGCAACAACAAAACAAAGCTTATCATCTATGACTATGAACCACTAGCATTGAAATGGAAGCAAACACTTTTTGTCACACAGGATCTAGAGTATTCTACAGCGACAGTTAAAGATTGTCTTATAGCTGATGTTGATTTTAAAAAAGTAAAAATGAACGAGAAAATATTTTCTAATAGCGATTGGACAGATACTTTAAAAATGATTGATGACGTTGAGTTTGTAGAGTGTAATCTACTCAATGAATATCTAAATGTAGATGTTTCAAAAACTAACTTTATTTGTTTTTCTAATATTTTTTCATATCATGGTGAAGATTTCAGTAGTAAATTAGAATATTACTATGGCTTAATTAACACAACAATATGCGGAAAAAAACTAGATAGTAGAGGATGGGAATACCATTTTTATAATGAAAATGGTCAAGCCTACAACGAGTATAATCATGTTTAAAGGAAAATACGGAGAACTTGTTCCACATCAAACTATGATTCAGGACGAGTACCGAACAAACAGTTATCTTGAAGCAATTGATAAAGCAGTATCGCCTGGTGATATTGTAATTGATTTTGGTAGTGGTACCGGTATTCTTGCAATGGCTGCAGCTCAAGTAGCGGGAAGAGTATTTGCTATCGAAAGAAATCCAGCAACTGCTGAGATGCTTATCACAAATATTGAACGAAACGAGTTTAATAATATCACGGTTTACGTCGGATCAGCTAAGGACTTCATGGATGATTATCCAGAGCTTAAAGCTGATCTAGTAATATCTGAATGTATTGGTGACCACATCTTTGAAAATAGTATGGTAGTTGACTTCTTGCGTTTAGTAAAACAAACTGAAGCACCAAAACAGATTCCATCTCACTTCATGCTGTATCACCATAGTGAGTATATCAGTCGTAAACAAACTAAATTTGATAAACAAAAAGATATGTTTAAATCGAGAGGAATTCATCTTGATCTTCTCAACGAAGAATTTTTACCAAACACGTTTTTAGATGTAGCTTATTTTCAAAATGGCGATGACTATAGAGATTATTACTTCAATTACGTGCCGGGTGTTAAAGTTTTGCTTATGGAGTTTGCCGAGGAGTCAGACCTCAAAGACACTATGGATATTCATATGCCATACGTGTCTCAACCTGGTGACTACATCATGTTATGTTTTATCGTTAATCTGTACGAAGACGTTTGGTTCGATAACTTGCCTAGTAGACCACCAACGGATAATCACTCTTACTTTCAAAGATTAGTTAATGTTTCTGAATACAAACAGAAATCGTTTAAGATGAAAATTGACTATGACTATGATGATATTGGAAATGAAGATTCTCCAAACCCTAACATTTTTTTCGAATAAATGTGCACTTTTTTGTTTACAAATCAAAAGAATTAGTGTATAATATATCTATAAAATGAAAAGAGGAGCTATATAATGGGAATGTCAAGTTTCGTTATGGATTGTGAAGAGCAGTTCATCAACTCAGTTAGTCTTAGAATCGGTGGATGCGAACACATCTCTGAACTTCTTAATGCACTAACAAAAGATAATTGCTTTAATGATATTGCACACATGGATGCAATGGAACAACTAGGATTTGTTGAAGATCTTTGGGATGAGTTTTGGAGTGAATATGCCAGCGCAGTATAAAATAGTTGTAGGTGAAACAATCGCCACTGAGAATTACAATATTCCACGTAATGAGTTTGTAGCTCTATCGTGGAAGATTGCTAAGAAAGATAACGAAGTTCATCGTGCTGCGATCGAGCACTATGATACAATTCAAAATGAATTAAAGGAGTACGAATATGTCATACGAAAATGAAATTGAATACGCGTTTCGTGAAGACGAACTCATTGAAGAAATGATGGATTACATCAACTCAACTTATGACGCTCACTATTCACAAAACCAATACCAATCTACCGAGATCATTGAAGACATGGGTCATGGTATGGGTTTTGCTCTAGGTAACGTTATCAAGTACTGTCAACGTTATGGTAAGAAAGCTGGTCATAATCGTGATGATCTCAAGAAAGTAATTCACTATGGCATTATTGCTTTAGCCATGCATGACAATGAGCATGAAGAATGTATAACTACTGCACCAATTGATAGTCTTTTCTTAGAACTTGATAGTGATCTAGGCAGACTTCATCAAATCAATTTGAATGTTGAAGAAATGTTAAAACCATATCAAGCT